ACTTTGTATTTGGTTTCATGCCACCATCTTACTAAAGTTATGCTCCTTGGAGAACTCGATTTTACTACGGAACTTACCGTCAAGTAGATCGCCCTTGTGGCTGATAACGAATACGTTTGAGTCATCCTCCAATGTTCCAAGGATTTTTATAAGATTGTCTACGCCGTCATGGTCCAACGAACTATCAAAGGTTTCGTCCAAGACAAGTAGGTTCGTAGAGGTTGAGTTCTTCATACGTGCGATCTGTCGCCATGTAAACAGCAGAGCCAAATCGATTCGTTGTTTCTCACCCTCTGAGAACGAAGCATAATTGAACGAATCCCTATGGCGTGACTTAATGACCTCGTTAAAGTTTTCGTCAAGATGGAACGATACAAAGAAGTCAAGAACCTGTAGGTAATTGTTCACCAACTTGTTCATCACTGGTAGATACTCCTTAATGATCTTAGTCTTAATACCAGTGTCCTTTAGCATTTCAGCCGCTGCGTCATTGTATGTTCGTTCATCGATCAAATGCAGCTTTTGTTCTGATACGTTATCACGCTCCTCTATCACTTGTGCGAGTTCTGAGTTTGCTTTACCTAAGTCACCGCCCTTTCCATTAAGGCTGCTGATGTCGTTTTCGATATTTCGTATCTGTCCTTGCATCCTGGCGATCGATGAATTGTTAGAAGAAACAAGTGCTGATCGTTTCCGTACTTCCTCGGCAATCTCATTGAGCCGCTCAATATCCTGTTCCACAGAAGTTGACTCTGTAGAGACATCGTCCATTGCTTTGTGAAGCTCCGCTGCTTTTGTTTGAGCGGCTTCGAGTTTCCCTGATCTAACACTCTCACTAATATCTTGGGAACATGTTGGGCACGAGTCATTATCTTCGTAAAACTTCGCATCCTTAACGACTGACCTAATTTGCTGTTGGAACTGAGCCTGATATTGGAGGAGCGCTTGCTTTTTGTCGTGCTGCTTTTTAAGGTTTGCGTTGAGCTCGTCTTGGACTTCACTGATGTAATCGGTAGCTTCTTTGCACTCCTCTTGTAACGACTCAATTTCTGACTGAAGGTTGTCGATTTCTTTACGCTTTTCTTTAATCTGCCCATCATTGATCTCCGTGATATCTCTAATGTATTTTCTTTGCAGGCTCACCTTTTCTTTCAAGAGCTCAAGACGATAATTCGTATCGTTGATCTCTTCCTTAAGTTTGCCGTTTCTCTCCTTAAGGATCTGATTCATTTTACTAAATACTTGAATGTCTAGCAGATCCTCAATCACCTCGCGACGGATATACGCAGGTAACTGCATAAAGGGAATAAACGATGAAGATCCTAACACAACAATCTGGTGAAACGATTTATGGTTTAACTTAAGAATGTTTTGTTCAAGGAACTTTTGATAATCACGAGCCATTGATGCCTGATTGATCATATTACCGTTTTGCCAGATCTCAAACTTGTTTGGTTTGATACCACGAACAATCTTAAAGGAATGTGGTCCGATATCAAACTCAACCTCAACGATGGTACCCTTGCCGTTAATGGTATTGACCATTTGCAGTTTATTAATATCGCGGTGAGCTCTGCCGAACAAACCGAACGATAAAGCGTCAAGTAAAGTAGATTTACCTGAACCGTTTTGACCAACAATCAGAGTTGACGGTGATCTATCAAGTTGTACCTCAAGGAACTTATCACCAGTGGAAAGAAAGTTCTTCCACCGTACATTACGAAACTTAATCATAGGATTTCCATATTCTGTGCTTCGACGTATAGCCCTCGCATCAGACCCTTCATTTTTTCTTTATCCAACTCCGTATCAACGGACTCGACGTATGTATCAAGTAACTCAGTAGTATCCTCAACGGATATCTCATCATCATTAACGTTTGATCCAAGGAACTCATCAAAGGTTTCTGCGATCTTTAGTTCATATGTATCCACCTGATGTATACGATCAATGAAACGATCAAACAGGAAAGGATCCGATTTGTTAGCAACGACCACCTTTACGAATTTGTTGTTAAGCTGATCAACATCGTAGTTGGTGTAATCGTTAATCTTATCATCATAGATAACCTTCTCGAAGATAGAGATAGGATTACGAACTGGAGTTAGTTCCCGTGTTTCGGTATCAATGATATGAAAGTATTTTGGGTCACCGGCATCAGCCCAGGTAAACTCCATTTGAGATCCTAGATAATGTACGTTACCCTGTTGTGATTTTGTGTGGAAGTGGCCTGTCATAACACACTCAAATCTCTTAAAGACTTCAGCCGACATGCCGTGAGTATTCTGTACTCCGCGCATCATTTCAAAACCAGTGAGTTCTAGGTGAGCACCAACCCATGATGCTTTACATTTACCTAAGAACTTCATCGTTTCTTCGTAGTTCTCATTATTGATCCACGGTACTAGAGCTATCTTTAGACCGTCGTAATCCATCACCTTTGGCTTCATAACGATGTTTACGTTTGATGTAAAGTAACCAAGCAGTTCCTTAAGCGAACACAAGTAGTTGGTGTTCTTATAGTATACGTCGTGGTTTCCTGGGATGATATCCATACTGATACCATCGTCACGCATACGCTCTAGAAATGATTTACGATTTTGGTTTAGTGCCTTAAAATTAACGTACTTACGATGATCGTAGTAGTCACCAAGATGAAGTATTTGCTTGATGTCGTTTTCCTTTAGGTAAGGAAAGAATACTTCGTTGTAGAATCTATCTTGGTAGTTAAGGAAGATGTCTGAGCTATTTCTGACACCACAGTGGGTATCATTCAAGACTGCGATTTTCATATATTATCCCATGAATAATTCAACGCCTGAGCGCTTTTTTACTTTAGTTTTTTTCTTTTCTTCTGAAGCAAACTCTTTGATCTGTTTATCGTGGTCTCGTACCTTATCGATACGATCCTTAAGTTGATCAACGAACGCGCGACTGATTGATTGGTCGGCAAAACCGTTTTCGTCGTACTGAATAAAATCGTCAATACCTGCCTTCTCAATGAACCTAAACTTGATGTCCTGCTGACGTTTTTCCTTGGCCAATCGACGAAGGAATGCGTAGTAACAGATCTGGGTAAAATAAGCAAAGGCATTGGGGTTACCAGTCCGAGTTGCGGTCTCGATGTTGTAGTTGGTCACTGCCTTTAGACAGTTCTCAACCGCATCCATAACCATCTCCTCGCGATAGGTATAGCGAATAAAGTTAGACTTATGGGATAGACCCTCAGCAATCTTAAGAAAACACTCTGCAATGTAGTCAGGAACAATAGGTAGTTTTTCACCCTTTTGTTCTGCTTCTCTCACGAGTTTAACGTAATCAACGACAGCCAGAGAGAACTGCTTGTTGTTGACGTAGTGGGGTTTTTGTTTAGGTTTCATAATACTCCTCAAATCACTACGATATCATATTGTACTATTATACTATAGTTTGGGTTGGATGTAAATAGTTAAATACTAAAAATAATTTCATAAATATGCATATTTGCTATTTACATATTGGGAAATCTGTGTTATAATTAATTGTACCGCCGGGAGCCAGGGATATACTAGTTAATGGAGCCTAGTTTTATTACCGTTTAGTTCCATCATAGCTTCTAAAAGGTCTAGTTCTTCAGGAGAGTCGTCGTAGGAGGGTTCCATTTGGTCTTCATGATCTAACGCTCTCTGTTCCTTTTGCTCCAAACACATCCTAACATATCTTTCCTTGATATCGTTTTCGCATTCGACGTGTGATACGATATGCATAGGATTGAGGGCAACAATATCAGTTTTGGACAAAGGTTGCCATTTCGTAAATATGAACCCTTGGCTGTTCTCCCTCATCATCGTGTGTAGTTCCATAGGGGACTCAAGTATAATCATATTACTTTCGTCGCCTCTTACCAATGAAATCAGTTCCTCACCAGAGGACAACTTAAAGTGGCGAATGTTAACATCGTCTAGTTCATTCATATGCTGACCTCATAGATTTTATAGTTAAACTTTTCTTTAGTATATATCTTTATTCTCTCAGCTGCATGATTGAGCGTGTAGTTTTTGTTTTTCTTCCAGTGAAGATCGTCGGCGATGTCAAACAGGATCGTATCTCGTCCATCGTCTGATTTCCGTAATCCTCGTCCGATTGACTGAAGAACTCTGATCTGCGATTTAGACGGAGAAGCAAATATGATATTATGCAGGTTCCGTATATTAATACCAGTAGAGAAAGTACCAAGACTAGCGACAATGATAGCATTTTTTTCGTTCTCCGTAATCGATCTTATTTGCTCTCGAGTATCGACATCAGTTGAACCAGACACGAAAAAGATTTTTCTTCTACGATGAGCTCGGTCATTGATCATATCATATAATGGTTTACCGTGCTTTTCTACATACTGAAAAAGTACTAGGGTATTTCCTTCTTGGTCCAGTGCTAAGTTACTAATAAACAAATTGCGAGGTTGGTGTGTAACGATAAAGTCAAGTTCTTCTTGATACTTAATTTTATTTATACGTTTACATAATTCGTCAGAATACTTAAGTAAAAGTACGTTGATCGTTAGGTCGGCCAACGAACCCTTATCCATCAAATCCTTAGTTGTTGTCACGTAATATGCTGGACCGAATAGTCCTTCCAAGACAAGTTTATGGGTTTGCGTCCCATCAAGAGTACCAGTGGTACCAAAACGATACTCAGCATCACGCAACTTAGTAAGTATAGAGGTAAGAGACTTCGCCTTAAAATTGTGCGCCTCGTCCCCGAACACCGCCCCGAATTGTTCGAACCAAGTCCCAGGAAGTTTATATATCGATTGCCAAGTCGAGATAACCACCCTTTCGTTCTCGGCGAACTTAGGTCTCCCAGCGTATATCCTGTGACAAGTAGACTCAGTGTCGAAACCGTCATCGTATGCAGAGTAGTCAGCAAAATCAGAATACATCTGTTGAACCAACGAGGTTGTCGGTACAATAATAAGGACCCTTTTATCGTGATTTGCAAGGTACCATCGAAGTATACTATATATGATGAGCGACTTTCCAGATGCCGTAGGTGAAACAAGTAAGGCAGACCTCCGACTAAGACCGTGCCTAATGGCCTCAAGCTGATAATCCCTAGGCTCAATTGCTTGTCCTTTCGATGATATGGTTAGATCATTCATAAACGACATATCAACATTTACCTCTGCACCAGGATATCCATACACTAGATCCTCTTGCAGCTCAATCGTATGTCCACGCTCTAAACTAGCAAACTCATTAAGATACGCAAACAACCCAGCATACAGTTCCTTTGTCTGGGAGTTGTATAATCTGATACGACCATCCCACATTTTGTTTTTGTATGCAGGCATAAACTTATACCCAGGAACAAAAAATGTAAAGAAATCCGTCAGCTCGTTGAGCGCGGATGGTTCGCCATCAACCGTTATGTATGCATGGTTCTTTTTCTTAACGGTCAGTACCGACATTTACATACCCGACGTAAACTGGCGCCACTTAATCATATTACCAATATTTTGGTGCCGCCACTTAATGTTTTCCATGATCTCAGATAAAGTATCAACTAGTGTTTGTAGATACTCAATGTGAGCGTTAGCTTCTTGAATGTGTTCGTCCGAATCATAAAAATGATCCATGTCACCTTTTAATACCTTAAGACCATTCATAGGATCGTATCCCCAGCCTAGTCTATCCATGTCTGCCTTTGACATCTTGCCGTTGTACCACAGCCATTTGTTCTTAAGCAGCACTTTGAACTCCATCTCCTTTTTACGAAGTTGAAGCTTTGTTACTGATAATAGTTCTAAATATTTGGAGTGTAGTTTTGCTGACTGCTGACTAGCGGTGTCAAGATTCATCTCATCAATAGGAGAATCGGTTTTCCACATCTCAAGTACTTTGTCAAGTGTGATCATAATATACCTCAATAATGATTCATAAAATATACATTAAAGACCTAATGTATTATATATGATACAGTTATTTATACGAGCTTAAAGTAGGAGTAGTTAAATGAGACGTTGCCCACTAGGTACTCAACATCAGTTGAGCTAGCATCAAACGGTAAAGAGGATAATGATGTTGGGTACGCATCAGCAAACTTAATCTCACGCGATACGTTGTTATGTGAGTTCAAAATCATCAACGACATGTCACGCTGTTTGCGAACACCGGTGTCATCTTCCACCACAAGACCCATCATCCAATCATGGATCTCTTTGTAGTTAACTAAATCCTCGTCGATCAAAAATGTCATTTCAAATTGACCATACTCAACCTTATCCGGCATCTGAGTAATGTTTCTTTGTGGCGTATTCAACGGCGCACCAGTGACGGCCAAATCAGGAAGCGCAACGGTCTGCACAGTAAACTGAGCATTCTTATACTTCTGATTATCAATCAACAACCTAAATCCAGACGGACTTACGAATGTTGGGTTAGCGATCGTTGGGCTGGTTTCTGCCCCCTCGCTAAAATCGACGTTAAGCTGATATGCCATTTCTTAAACCTCTATCGACAGTACTTGTTGACTATCTTGTATAGCCTACCTGACTTCATTAGTTTGTTTAGTTTCTTCATATATTTTTTTATCATATAACTATTTATACACAAAAAGAAGGGGGCCTAAGCCCCCTTCAACGAGTACATTAATGTACCTTCTTATTATTCGCCAAGAATGTTGTCGACACGCATGATACGGAAGTACTGGTTCTGACGAGCAGTACCGATTCCGTCTGGTGAAGCTTCGACGAATGGGTTGGCGATCATGCCGTAGCGAGTTTTGAAACCAATTTTCGGCTGGAAGTTGTTCTCACCAACTGCACGTACCATTGTGAGTGGAACGTATGGGCAATAGAACATACCTGCGTCATATGGGTTAGCACCACGGTAACCAACAGTCAAGTAGTTAACAGTTGCATATGGGTCGATGTAGACCTTCATGCCACCAGTAATAGTACCTGCGAAGGTGTTACCAGAATCGTCAACAGCCAAACCTGCATTGCCGGCAAGAGCTGGAGTATAATCCAACATGCCAGAAGCAGAAAGTGCTGCAGCTACATCAGAAGAACACAACACGAAGTTACCTTTACCGCGACGAGTTTCACGTGCGATAATGTTTGCTTCACGCTGGATCTGAACCAACAGACCTTTGTACTTCTCAACAGACCAACGGCCATCAGCGTCAGTGTTCAGATCAAAGATACCTGCAGTAGTCAGGTCGCTTTGCTGTGCACCAAGCTTAGCACGAGAGTTGATTGTACGAACCATCTCACGGTTGATTTCTGCAAGAATCTCAGCAGACAAGATGTTTGCCAATTCAGATTCAGCATCCAAACCGTGGATAGCTTTAAGATCCTGTGCAAGCTCCATAGTGTACTCAGCTTTCAGAGCACGGCTACGAGCAGTCACAGTAGCTTTGTCGATAGTGAAGCTCATTTCACCAAACGCGTTGGTTGAGCTATCACCAAGTGCTTCAGCTTCAGCAGTAGTCATACCGCCACCAAAACCGAAAGTATCGCCTACGTTATCAGAGCCTGAGTCCTCAGAGTCAACATCTACTGAGAAGTTAGGCAGAGATGAAGAATCACCACCGTGTGTACCGTTCTTAGCAGTAGCAGTGTTACCGTTGAACGAGCTTGAGCTGTAATCAGTGTCAGCTTCGTTGAACAGCGCTTCAGTAGCAGAAGTACGAGATGCATTGTCGTTGTAGCGAGACTTCATAGCGAAGATCAGGCCAGTAGGACCAGACATTGGCTGAACACCAGCAATGTCATATGCAATCAGGTTAGGCATTGCACGACGAACAAGCGAGATCAATACTGGATCCCAGTTGTTAATTGCGCCAGTGCCGGCTGAAGTAGAGTTAACAGGAGCAGCCTCAGTCAAGTTGAACGATGCTTGCGCACGCTCTTCTTTCAGAGCCTTCTCTGTGTTTTCAAGAACAGCAGCAGTTACTGCTTTCTTATATTTGTCACCCAGTGCAGGTGCGCCTTCGGCGTCAAGTACTGGGTTCCATTTTTCCATTAATTGATCGGAACCAAACATTGGACTTTCTCCTTATTGAGATGATTTTTTAATCGCAGCAAGATACTGAGCCATCATCGGAGATACTTCTACCTCTTCAGATCCTTCAGCAGTTTCTTCCTGCATGGGTTGAGCTTCAGTGGACTGTTGCTTAAAGTAAGACTCCTTGATCGTATTAACTTTCTTAGCGAAAGTTTCTGCGTTCTCAAAGTTTACGTCTTCAACAAGACCCTTCAACTTTTCAGCTTGTGCTTCAGAGAGACCTGCGCTGGACTCAACAATGATTGCATCACGAGTAAGTTTTGCAACTTCCTCCTTCAGATCAATGTTTTTCTCTACTGTGCTATTGAGCTGTTCTTCCAGTTCGTCAACTTTGTTGGCGAGATCGTCAACCAAGTCAGCCTTACCTTCAGGTACCTCAATGTAATGCTCAGTAAATACGCCATGCAGTGCCTGAATGAACGACTCTGCGATTTCAGTACGGAGACCGTTCTCAATCGCAATTTTGTTTTCTTCCATCCAGTTCTCTACCACGTAGTTTAGGTAGCCATCGACCTTTTCAACAAGGTCGTTTTGAACGCGTGTAGTTTCTTCAGCAAGTTCTTCAGCATACTGAGATTCGAGACGGTCAACGTGCTCGCCCAGTTTTACCTTAAGAGCTGCTTCAAAAATTACTTCAGCCTTTTCCTTGAACCCTTCGGAAAGAGTTGCTTCGGAATCAACCAGAGCATTCAGATCTTCGTCAAAGTTACCTTCAACGATGGCATCTTCATCAGTTTCGAAACTTTCACCACACATGGCTTCATATGCAGCTTTCATTTCATCTTTTTTCATCTTGGACATCTTATCGTAAGCGGCCTTCAGCATTGCTGCTTTAGTTTTTGGCAGAGATGTTTGTGCTGGAGCAGACTTTTTAACAGTCTTTCCAATTTCATCTGCGGCCTTTTCACCGTCTACTTCCATGCTAGCCGCACCTTTTGCTTTAGGTACTTCAGCTTTCTCCTCCAAGGTTTCTTCGTCAGAAACTTCAACGTCTTCAACGACATCATCTTGGAGTTCTTCGATGTCCTCGATCGGATCGTAATTTTGATCAGACATTTTTTTACTCCTAATCGAGTTAAAGTTTTGAGAGGAAATCTTTGAAGGCCTTCATCTGAGTTTCCGCTAAGCGGTTAGATGGTGCCCTTTTAATTTCAGTCTCGAACCGTTCAATTTCTTGTACCTTTAGGATCCCATTGTCCCAAATCCATTCAACACCTTCCATGATTCCATTGACAAAAGCCTCTGGAGCGGAAGGATCCTGAACTATATCGATGGCCGATAACATAAAATCATCATTGACTACGTTAGCGCCATTCTTTTGTACAAGACTACCCATACCACGACTTGAAACACCCAACTGAACCCCACCATCCATAAGACCTTCAACGATCTTACCCATAGGAGTATCCAATACGAGTGCTTTACCCATCACATTATTACCATCCCAATTAAGTTCGGTAATGCGATGAGATACTTTATCCAAGTTAATAGACGGACCTTCTGGGTGATTCAACTCACCGACGGCCCGACTCTTGGAAACTTGTTCGTTGACGTATTTGTCAACTGCGGATTCTAATGTAGCGCGAGGATACACTCGGCCGTTGCGATTCTTTTGCTCGGCCTGCATAAAAACACCTTCGATAAGACGCTTTTTCTTCCCGCCTTTTTCTTCGGTGATGACCTTATATTGAAGGTCCTCGGTGTATTCTGTAATCAGCTTCATTAGTGATTATCCCAATATGTTTTGCTCATTTCGCCGCGATTTGCATTTGGCGCATCGCCGACTCTACGAACTTTTGTATAAACCTCATGGCCTCTTGTTGTTCTAATCCCAGCTGTCTGTTTCAACCATAGTGGTCTATACGGACTTCCTACGCCAGGATCAGCAGGTGCGTTATCATATTCCCAAGTGGGATTATTTGTAATAACTACCCAAGCCATTCTACTTCCCCATCAAATCCGTAAAATCTTTAGCAGCTTTTTCTGCTTCCTTTGCGGACTTAAACTTGTCTAACATATCGCCATCTACATAAGCGATATAATCTGAACCTTTTTTAGACACGACTGCGTCGTATTTGCCTTTGCCAACCTTAAACGTTTTAACCTGTTTTTCACCTGGCTTCAACTTAAAAGAGGCTTCACTCAGACTCGTCCGAAACTCCTTGAATTTCATCATGATCCTCTACCTCTTCCGTTTCTGTTTCGTCCACCTCTACAGTGGGTTCAACTCCAGCCATGTTGTTGGCTAATTCGATTTTTCTGTCATTCATTGCAGAATTAATTTTATCCTGCATAATATTCGCAAACGATTTTTCAGCATCGGCCATTTTGCCATCGCCTACTTGCGTTACGAAATCCATTACATCAGCCATTCTATTATCCTCATTCTATTTTATTTATAAAAAAGCAATTTTCTAGAGATCATCAATACTGATATCATCCTCTCCGCCTTGTTCCTTTTCGGCTTTGATTTGGTTATCAATTGCTTCAATCTCGTCGTCAGTTTGCATCAAGATGTTCTTACGAACCCACTCAATGGAGTAGTACTTTCCAACGTATTCGTCAAGTTCCCTAAGGGTTGACATACGTTCTCTCAAAAGTTCTGACTCTTTTAGTTCAGTGAAGTGAGTATCCTTCAAGAAGTCAATATTAATATCCTGACTAATCTCTGCCCATTCACCCTCAGTAATAATTCCTTTTAGGATCAACTGAGTTTTCAACAGATCCATGAAAAGACCTGAGAATTTTTTACGAAGTCTAGCAATAAACTTCTGGAACTTTAGTTCATCACGGGTAATCTCGGTTGCTCTGCCAAGAGCAAATTGTGATTCTTGTTCTAGGCGGTCAGTTGGAACGTTGAGCGCCCTGTACAATTTCTTTTGGAAGTAGATGATGTCCTCGATTTGTCCGAGGTTTTCCCCTCCTGGTAGCGTTGTGATCTCTGTACCTCTGCCACCTTCTCTACGCGGTAGCCAGAAGTCCTCGAGCATCGACATGTGTTTACGATCGTCCTTGAGTTCTCCGGTATTAGCATCATACACCATCTTATTTCTGTACTTTGACATAATGTTGCGAAGGTATTCCTCCGCCTTACCCTTAGGCAAGTTACCTACGTCAATATAAAAGATCCTGCGCTCGGGTGCGCGCGAGAGACGATAGATAACCAACGAATCCTCCATCATACGGAGTTGGTTCACTGGTTTCAAAGCTTTGTGAAGATATCCTAGTACCTTCTTACGGGATGGGTCCAATAGTCCAGAAGGAATATATGTAACCGCATCCTTAGAAATCTTTAGTCCTTGGTTGGACTTGTCAAGCGGTTCGTTTTGGTAGATGTAGTATTCCTTAACATCCTTTACGACCTTGACACCAGTCTTTTTATCAGTGTCGTGCTCAACCTCTTTTACTTTACGAATCTTAGTTGCGTCAATAGGTCTTATTTCGATTAGCCCACGCTTTGGATCCGCATTGTCGATAATCTTGTGATAGTATAGTTTTGAATCAACATACCATCTTCTA